ATAACTTTCAGCAGATAAGGCGATTTGCCGTCGCCTCGAACGAGGAGCAAATGAGCGAAGGTCGGCCGACGCGTTTTCCGAGCTATTTGCGTATTAGGGCGCCAGAAAAGCTCCCCGACGCGGTTGCGGCAGTCTGCGGATAAGAAATTCACGACCGCATCCGAATATGTGCGGCAGGCAATTATCAAGGAATTGAAGGCAGATGGATTCGAGGAATTGAGCGCCGCGTGAGGCGCGCACGCGTTTAGTCAAGAATTAGTTTCAGGCATTGCGTTTTCGCCGATGGGCGTTCCGGCATCTAAGGAAAACATCGCTAGAGAAATTTCACCGCTTCGAGCTTTTGGAGCGGCAGATTGGATTTGGACAGGTCAATGCCACAAACAAAACCGGCCTATTGATCAGAGATTTAAGGAATAAAATATTATGCCCGCCGGGCGGCCACGCGGTTCACCGAACAAAGATAAGCCGTTTCGTGATGCGCTGCGCGTTGAGGCCGCGCTTGCCGAGCAAGGCAAAGAAAGTCCGGCTCACAAGGGATCACTCCGCTATATCGCCAGACAGCTTCTCAATCGTGCAGGCGAGGAAACCGCCGCGGCGCGCGAGATTGGTGATCGTCTCGACGGCAAGCCAGCACAAGCCATCGTAGGTGATGACCAATTCGATGCAATCAGGCACGTTCACGAAGTAAGGCGCACCATTGTTCGATCAGAAAACGGGTAAATTGCACATAAGAACGGCCAAGATATTTGAGCCGTTATTGCAGCCGGCTCGCTACAAAGGGGCGTGGGGCGGGAGAGGCAGCGGTAAGAGCCATTTCTTTGCCGAACTGGTCGTTGACGAGCACGTTAGTGGCCGCGGATTGCGAACCCTGTGCGTTCGTGAGGTTCTGAAAAGCCTCAAAGAGTCGGCCAAGTTGCTGATCGAGGATAAAATCCGATCTTTGGGCGTTGGGCATCTATTCGAGGTCCAAAAGGACCGCATCAAGGATATTTACGGCGGGTTTATTGTTTTCGAGGGAATGCAGGACCACAACGCGGAATCCATCAAATCCTTCGAGGGCTTTGATCGGTGCTGGGTTGAAGAAGCGCAGACTTTGAGCGAGCGCAGTCTGGCGTTATTGCGTCCCACCATTCGGAAGGAAGAATCTGAAATTTGGTTTAGTTGGAATCCGCGCCTTGAAAAGGATGCGGTTGATAAGTTCCTGCGCAAGAACAAGCCGGATAATGCAATCGTCGTTCAGGCCGATTGGCGTGACAATCCGTGGTTTCCGGATGTTCTTGAGGCCGAGCGCCAGCACGATCTGAAAGTCTACCCAGAACGCTACGACCACATTTGGGAAGGCACCTACGCCAGGGCTTTTGAGGGGGCCTATTTCGCTCGACAGCTCAACGAGGCGAGGCAGCAAAGACGGATTGGCTTTGTAGCCGCTGACCCAATCTTACCCGTTCGTGCCTTCTTCGACATCGGCGGTTCCGGCGCGAAGGCCGATGCAATGGCCGTCTGGGTTGTCCAGTGGGTCGGAAACCAGATCAACGTGCTCGATTACATTGAGGGACAAGGCCAGATCTTAGCTTATTACGTCAATGAGCTGCGGTCCCGGAAATGGCATCCGATTTGCTATCTGCCCCACGACGGCATTAACGCCAACAGCATCACAGGCAAACGTTACCGTGACCATCTTGAGGAAGCCGGTTTTGATGTCGTGGTTATCCCCAATCAGGGCGCCGGCGCGGCAATGCAACGGATCGAGGCTGTGAGGCGCATTCTGCCGTCGTGTTTTTTCAACGAAGAAACGACAGAGGCGGGAATTGCCTGCTTGGGCTATTACCATGAGAAGAAAGACGAGCAGCGCCACGTTGGACTTGGCCCGGAACACGATTTTTCCAGCCACGCTGCCGACTCCTTCGGCTTGATGGCTATTTGTTATGAGGGACCGGAGGGGCCCCAAACCATTGATGAGCTGTTCGAACGCCAACACCAATATGCTGACGCCACACGATCTGAAATAACAGGCTACTAGCGATGGCCTGAAACGACTATGGCTGTCGGAGAACTTCTGTGGCTTCCGCATTCTGGTTGTTCTTTGCGGTTTCTATGGCAACGCCCGCCATAAGCCATGCGAAAGTAATGAGGGCGATCGCTATCGTGTGATGGCCGCGCCACCACTGGTGCACCGCAAAAGCCATGCTAGCTCCCGCGGTCAACAGCGTCATAAAGATGATCATGGTTGTTATAAGTCTTGATTGCCCCAGAGCAACTGCGCGAGATCGTCAGGCAGTTGTAGGCGCTCTCGCTTCATTTGTGCGCCGTCGGCCTCACGCGGCCACGCCGTCGAAAGGGCGGCTGATCCGCTGCACCGTGCTCGGATCAACGCCAAAACGCTTGGCAATCCCACGCACGCCTTCACCAGTGCGCTTACGCTCGTTCAGGGCCGTCTGAATTCGCTTCTCAAGCTCGGGGGCTATCCGAGGCCGACCAAGTCGTTTGCCCTCGTCCTTGGCCCGCCTAAGCCCGGCGCGGACTCGTTCTGCGATCATCGCCCGTTCAAATTCGGCAAACACCCCCATCATCTGAAACATGGCCTTGCCGCCCGGCGTCGTGGTGTCCAAGCCTTGTTGATGCAAAAACAGGTCGATATGGAGGGCGTGCAGCTCGGACAGGAAGCCAACAAGGTCCTGCAGGCTCCGGCCGAGCCGATCCACTGACCACGCCATCACCATATCGAATTTGCGCTGAGCGGCATCCCGAAGGAGGCGATCAAACTCAGGCCGCCTATCCCGACCCTTAGCACCACTGATGCCATGGTCTTTGTAGACCCGGACGATCTCACAGCCCATGCGCTTGGCGACCTCCCGCAACTCCCGCTCCTGATTGGCGGTGGTTTGGTCAATGGTCGAAACCCGAAGATAGAGGACGGCGCGTTTCATTGAAAAATCCCCCGCCTAATTGATGCCCCCTGCTCAGAACATGCTGATTTTACTGTGGTCGCGAAGCCGATTTTGTGAGGGGTTTTTCCGTACAGCGCTCGGTGCCACAGCCACAGGCATTAGCCTAGGAATTGAAACCCAATAACCTGGGCTCTTAGAGCCAGCACAATCGAACGCACAAACCGCGTCGAGGAATTGTCACAAATCGCGAAGATCATTGCTTGTGCCGGGCATCGAGGGGGACTGATGCCATGAGGAACTTAGAACATCTCGCAATTGTCGCTCTAATCGTTTTGATCTCCTGGGCCGTGGCAAATCTGGTTGCGACCGCGCAGGCTGTGGTTTCACGATATCGGCGCGTATTTCACACAAATAAGCCGTAAGCTCGGCCAGCTTCGCAATATTCGACGCGCCACTCAGCTGCCGGCCAACCGTTGCAACGGGCAATTTCGTGCCAACGGTAAGTAGAAACCGGCGCTTGCCTATCGTTTGGCAAGACAATATGGCAAACGCCGTCGCGACGCACTTGGTGCCACAGGGACCATACCCCTGCTAATGCCCATGCATGAAAGCCTCCATCTCCTCCAGGGTATGGGCAACGTGATGCGACGCTGATCTTGCTGATGGCATGGGCCGAGCTGGCTGACGTCATCGAAATCTTGGGATCACCAAACGCTCTTTCGAGTAGATCGCCAGGCTTTCAGAACGCCTCGCAACCCACGTCATAGCGGAGCGTGGCAATGTTAGGATCGTCGGGCTTCGTCGGGTCTAACGTCACTGTCGTTACGTCCATGCGACCGCTTGCCCGATCAATATGGCCCCTGATGCTGATGCTGAAACCGTACTCGACCATTTGCCTTCCGCCGAAGTTGATGCTGGCCTGATCGACATTGTAGATGGGAACGACATAGCCCAAAAAGAACACGGTCTGGTCATCGAAGTTCACGACCACGCTGGTTTTTTGCGACGCCTCCATGTTCTTTGGTTTATTAGCACCGTACGTCGCGGTGAGCGTTCCATCGCATGACAGCGTGATCACCTTCGGCTCGTTCTCGGCAATAGCTCGAGCGTACTGTCCGGCAGTCGAGAGAAGAATGAGCAGAACGGTGCTGATCGGGCGCATGGTCTTGGCGGCCAGTGAAGTCAGTGATTTCCTATCCCCGTTCCCTAGGCCTCCCTCTCGAGGCCCCCATAGGTAAGAGACGCCCACGGATGATCGTCACTGGTGTTGCTAGCGACCGGGAATAATTCCCCCCTATGACAAATCAATCCCTCAAGAGGCAATCTGCTTTCAGTGGAGGGAGCCATGATTGATGCGCTGTTTAATGTTGCTGTCTTCGCGACGCTGGGTCTGTGCATTGTCGGGTTCAGTGCGTGGGCGCATAAGCGAGTTCCGTAACGCACATAAAGTAAAAAAACACCTACGTGGCGGAACAACCCTTCGACGCTATCGTTCACAGTCACGCGCCGGGTGAGCCCGCAGCCCCTCACCCTCAATCGCCCGGCGTCGGACCCCGGCTGCACTAGCGGTTGGGGTTCATTCTTTTCAGGCCCCAAGAGTTCTGGCTAAAAGCAACAGCCCAGCTAATTCAACCGACCGCCATCTTGTGGCTTCAGGACTTGCACAATTCGGGATGAGGATTTGATGGTTCCGGTGGTTGGGGATGAGGGGTCGTCTTCAGTGTGCTCTAAGGGGCCGTCTCAGTTGACGGCCTCTTTCAGTTTCGACACCTCCATCCGAACTGACCGCCGCATGGTCGTCAATTTCGCCACAAGAAAGGAACGCCGATGACGCTTTCGCGTTGTCGCTATGGTTGGGGAGGCGTTCCTGCGTGTCAAATTCGGATCAGTATCGCCGCCTCGCTCGAGCGTGCCTAGAGTTGGCGCGCAGGGCCGAAGATGAGCGAGCGCGGCCTTCGCTGCTACACATGGCACAAGTGTGGTTTCGTTTGGCAGAAGAGTGCGTAAGCGAGGTTGACGAAAGACAATCGACCGGGAGCTAACGCTTTTTATCTGCCTCCGCAGCCACCATTCGCCAAGCCTCAGCCATCTCTTCCAAGATCTTGCGATGGCCATCTGCCTTGGTCTGCTTAGCCAAGCGATTGCATTCCTCCGCAAACTCGCGATATTGCGCTGACGTTTCCAGATATTCCGCTGACGTTTCCATGTAGCACCCATCGAGAGGGTGTTCCTAATGCGGCCGGGGACATGAGGCACGCAGATTGCGACGGCCTAACGAGGGCCTCGCGCAAAGTGTTTGATATTTGCAAGGCGAGGGAACTCGACATGGCGAGTTATTTGGAAAGAGGGAGCAGGGATGTTCTGGCTCTGGGTGGCGCTGACCGGCCAGTACCTTTGCCTTCCAGGACCCACCGGCTCGCAATAGTCAGACCCCGGAGACCAATCCCTCCGGGGTCGGGGGGACGAGGCGAGCCGCCCCCTTGGTTCGTCGAGGAAGCAAAGAGCCGCGATGGCGATCGGCTTCATACTGGGCCGGATCTGGCAAATCCGGTGTGACTTGGAGGAAGCAACGCGGCGGCGGTTTTACTGCACCACCCATCGCCCGCATCCCGCGCCCTTGATCTCTTACAGGCTGGACAATCGAGATTCGTCGAAAAGGCGGGAGGGGACGGGTGATCCATTTTCGACTGTTACTTTGCCCCGCATGCGTGCGGCGTCACGTCGGCAAATATTTGCAAGTCTTCGCCAAAGTGCGCGAACGCGTGATTATCGACGGCGATTGCCTGTCGGCCTGCACGTCGGTGCTCGGGCCAGTCCCGTCCAACCAAATCAGTGCGACACCGCGCGGCTGCTTCGGTTTCCACGCCCCCTCAATGCCAAATAACGACGGACGCCTAGTCACCAGCGCGGCTACGCAGGCGCTGTGGGGTATCTATCCCGCGTCGGTGCGTCGCTGGATCATTCAGCATGGCGGCTTGACCCGCCAGATGATCTACATGGAAGGCAGCTCCCTTGATGGGATCGTAGCAACCTGCGTCCCAATCTTGCGTGCGGCCCGCACGCGCAGGCACAGCGGTAGGGCCAAAGCTGCGTACCTAGCGTCTGCCTAGCAATTTGAACGCGGGCATAAGTATTTTTTGCAAACCTGATAAACAGTTATATTGAAGTAGGCTCAGCCTATACCATTGGCACCCAGATGCTCGTCGGTCGACTCCGTGCGCAATCTCCTTTGAAAATCAACGTACTCTGCTGAGCGAATCTTTGAATACGTGAAAGTCTGCAGCCTCTACGGCGCGGGCTTTTACTACATTCCGGGCACAGACGTCTGCTTGAAGCTCGGTGGGTTCTTGCGGACGGAGTGGAATATCCATGCGAATGGGTCGTTCGCAACGTTTTTCTCCGGCGGCAATGCGTTGCAGACCCGGACCGAGGATAATTACATCACCCGCGCTCGCGGCTACATAACAACCGACGTGCGCGAGCAAACATCCTACGGCACGTTGCGCGCCTACCTTGCGGCGGGCTGGCAGTTCACTTCCGACGATGCGCCGACGATCAGTCTGCCGGGCACTCAGGCAACGCCCAGCAGCGCAACAACAACCTTTACCACGGGCGGGAACAGCAACCTTTCCCTCCT